AAATACCCCTAAGTAATCCTTTGAATCGATATTCTCAAAGGTCTGATCAAGTTCTTTTAATCTCTTATCTACATCGAATGCTGAATCGTTTAGCTCATTCCACTTTTTAATTAAGTCAACAACTGCGTTTTCGGTTGGAAGTACACCATTTTCAATAAGATCATGCAGTGTTTTTTCAATGGCTTTCATTTTCTCATCTGTTGCATTGAAATCACCAAATACCCCTAAGTAATCCTTTGAATCGATATTCTCAAAGGTCTGATCAAGTTCTTTTAATCTCTTATCTACATCGAACGCCGCTTCCTGCTCACCTTCTAGTGCAGATTTTGCACTATCTCTGGCATCAGTAAGAAGCTTAAGCCACCGGATCTCTTGTTCCGTTAGATCATTGGATGTACCTATTCTGCCAATTTCTTTATCATAGGTTTCAACTAATCCTTCAAGTGCTTCTTTTGATCCATCAATACCAAGATTGAAGTTCCGGATTACCGGAAGTAATTCTTTATTAAGATCGACCTGCTTTGCTAATAATGGATTAAAAATACTTAGTACTTCAAATCGATCAAGTTCTTTCTTCTTTATATCAATTAATTCGTCGATGTACTCCTGTTGAAACTGGCTTAAATTTCCATACAGCTGCTCAAATCTTTCAACCTCTTGTTCTGCAGCTGCTAATTTTGTATGAACTTCATTAATAATTGGCGCATTGTAAATGCTTCCAAAATTTGGTGTTATGTTTGCAGTACCAATATACGGTGTTACCGCTGCAGTAGCTCCTAATCGATCAATAAGCTGCAGAGCATCATAGTACTCTGTTAAACTATCTTTGATCATTTCAAGCTGATCTAATTCTCTTCGAGTGTCTTCTATTCCTAATGGGTTAAATATGTTTTCACCACCAAGAGAAGCAGTTAATCGGATGAATTCTTCTAGAGTAACATTAGACTTCTTTAGCTTTCTATCTGTCTCTTGCACATCATCACCAAAGTTTAATACCCCAGATTGTGCAAGTAGAATAACTGAAGGTAGAATCGAACCTAAAAGAAGTATAATTCCTGTAGGCCCTAATAAAGTGGTGCCTATTAATCTTAACGCTCCAACTAATCCACCACCAGAAACCATTAACCTCTGAAATCCACCAGTTACAGCAGGAATGTTGTTTGCTACTGCAGCTAAGTTTCCACTCATTATTGCAAAGGGAGCATCCTGAATTAAGTAACCAATATTTGTTAGGAGTCCTGCGGTCTGGCCAATTCCTTTATTGGCTTTTGGTGCTGCAGCTTTTAATTGTTCATACTGTTGAGTTAATTGCTGTACAGCTGTAGAGTTTGGATCAACACCCTCACGAAGAAGACGTTCTAATGCTTCTTCAACGATAAAAATCTTGGAGGCATTTTGATCAAAGTTGTTGAATACCTGGCTACGATTTTTGACCAGCTGTAAATCTTTGCCCATTTGTTCAAAGACAGCCTCAGTAACCTTACCAAGTTGTTTGGTTTGATCTTCTGCTCCTTCACCGGCTTTATAGTAATCTATAAGTAGTTTCTCTGATTGAACTAAATCAGTGGAGTCAATCTTAATAAGTAATTCAGCTAAGTCCATTTAAGTAGATTGCATCCAGTTTTTTGATTGCCAGTATTTCCCATTTCTTCATTCTCTTCCCTAATAACCGGTTGTAGGCTTCAATGTCTAGCCATGTTATTGGGTTTGCACTCATACCATAAGTACGACCGCTAGAGAGTTCAGTAAACCAAGAGAACAAATACCAAAGTTGATCTGGTTTTGGGTACGGTTCAAGCTCCTTCTTAACCTCGTGCCCTTGTTTTCCCAAGTGTTCCAGATGCTCCCGATAGGTTACATCTGAGTCCTTCATCTTCTTAGAAAGCTTAAATTGATGGGCTGCATATTTCAGTAGCCCTTCAACTAGTTTCCCAAGTAGTTTTCCCGTTTAGAGTGAAACGCCTGAACTTGCTCCATTAACCATCTTAACTTTGGGTTAGAATAAAGCATGAGAGCATTTTCATAGCTGTACTCTAATTCTGTTCCTTCCCATTGAATATTATACCAAGCTTTAGTACAACGGGCTAAGATTTCTGCATTTAATTTGCGCGCTTCAGTTCCAGTGGTTTTCTCCACTTTCTTATCAATAATGATTTCGCGGAACTTTGCTAAAGCCTCGTCATAAACCTCTGTATCCGTACTATAAAGTTCGATTTCGATGTCTGTAGGCTTTTTATCTGGCCCAATTACTTTGAGCACCTGAGTTGAAAGAGTTGTTAATGAAGTTAAGTCCATATTAAGCAGCGTTTGATCTAGTTACGGTTAAAGCAGTCGCTTCAGAAGCATCATAAAGCGCTGTGAACGGCAACGAAATGTCTAATGCGCTTTCGTTGTTCTGAATCTGAGAACCAGAATATTTAATGTTCTCAAACTTGAATGTGAGTGATTCAGTACCAGCTTGATCATTCAACACTAGTTCTAAAGTTGATGCTATTCCATTAAGGAACTTGTTTAGAAGAGTTTGGTTGTTGAAACGAGCTGTTAGAGTACCAGTGATTTCAATATTACCATTCGTAGGTACATCACCAGCATCAGAGCCAAGTAAACGACCAATTGAACGGTTGTTATTGATTTGGAACTGCACTGAGGTTACAGTAGCAATACCACTTCCACCTTCTTGCAATGTTGCATTACCAAGGCCATCGAACGGTTCATTGTTAGCTACATTTGCAGGTGAACCAAGAGCCGAACCAGCTGGTGTTCCAATATCCATCCCAATTAATCCAAAAGTTGCTGTTGCAACAGCTGGGTTCATTGTTACTGAAAGTGAATTTGGATTTACACCAAGGAATCTTTCAAAGATGTTGTTGGTCGTGTTTCCACGCTCCACAGTGAAAGTCTTGATTGCATTACCAATCTTTAGTACTTCGGGAGTACCAGCGGTTTCAGTTGACCAAGATCCACCTAGAACGGCCTCTATCCATTCGTCAAAAGCTCCATAGGAAAGCTCAACAGGAACATTTCCTGAAACAGATTTTGCACCATTTCTGCTCATTACCGCTTGACGATGAGAATAGGATTCTTCTGTCTGTAACTGCTCGATATCCCCTTGGATTTGCAGAGGGTCAGTAGTTCTAATCTTCTTCATAGAAGGAGAACCGGGCGTAGTACCTGCGACAGTCTCTGCAACATACGCCAGATATGTATCCATAAAATTTGAATTCATGTCTTACCTCAATTATTTGTTGAATATGTTTTGTAATAGATTCTTACAGGTATTTGATACCACGCACCGGAGCGAAAGCCACCGGCAATCTGTGACTTTGTAATAGTCACTGTTATATCTCCGGTAAGACTTGTGTAAGGCTTAAACTTCTGTTTAATTGCCGTTGCCACTGCCTTAGCCTCTTTGATAGAGCTTCCTAATGGAGTCATTAAATCAAGCTGGTAAATGCCGATTTGCTTGACTTCATCGTTGGCCACTATATCTTCTTCTCCATGAATCATTGTTTCAGTGATCCAATCTTGATCTTCTGGTGGGTCAAAGTGTTTATTTTCCCACGCTCGATATTCTTTGGTTGGAATTTCAGTCACCGTATCCAGATGAATTCGCATAGCTCGTTGTATTTGCCAATCATCTATCATGGATTCTTTCTCCTAGCTTCATCCACTGCATCATTTACGATGCCCGGAAAGCCAGCAACTGTGATTCCTACCATTCCTTGAGGTGCTTGCTTTGAAAAACCTCCCTCACTAAACTTGTAATAACCTGGGCCAGTTTTGCCGTGCTTAGTTTTACCCTTTGGCACGTATGAACCCTTTTTGGGTGGATTAGGGAATAGGCCATACTCTAGAATAGGAGCATTCTTCTTATTGTTAGAAACATAGATGGTATCACCACCAACTATATTACTAATGATCTTCTTAGCCTTATCCATTGTTGTCTGAGTTGCTTCCTGTGGACTTAACTCTACTGAATCTTCGACTACATTTGTATCCACATTATTCTTACCTACATTCCAACTCGCACGGGTAGAACCTTCATCAACAGGAGTCTTCAAGACTACCCCTCGATGAATATCAGTAGTTACCTTTTGGACAATTAAATTTTGCCTTCCGGGTATCTTTCCAAGCGAACGTTTTATGGCAAGAGAGAAGCCCATTTATTCTCCTACTACTCCATCACCATCAAGATCGACCTTGATCCCGTTGTCAAAGAGTAATATTTCAATGTTTTCCTTAGCTCCATCCCAGAGAATTGCTTTTTCTGAATCAGATAGCTCTTCCCCGCTCTCGCTTTCTTTAGATCGAAAGCCAGCGTAAACCTTTGCTAAGTCTTTTAAGTCGGTTCTCCAACGTCTTGACATGATTAAGCCCTTAATAAAAAGGCCTAGTATAAATGGCACCACAAAAGCAGCTAACACTACTGCAGCTGATACCAAATCTGGTGCTCCTAACAATTTGTTTAAAAGGTTCTCTATAAATTGCATTTCAGTAATTGATGTAATTGTTCGTTTAGGGATTAATTCAAGGTCAATACCAACTTTTGCAGTTGCTGTAGTTACCACAATTCCACTAATGGCTACTACTGCTTTCTTCACGGTATCATTTCGCAGTGAAAGAGTCCGACCAAGCGGTTTATCTTTCCAAAAGTTCTTTTTGATCTTTAGCTTATGTGGCATCTTTTTGTACTCGATAGCTACCTTATCATCTTTATGATCTGGAACACCATCACCATCAAAGTCATTGAATTCCTTGTGAGGTTTTCTGCTGTCTTGAAACAGGCTTTTAGGCACTCCTAATCTAGCTTTATTTAATTCAACTTCATTCATTTGTTCTCTATCTCTTCTTCCTTTTCATGAATTTTGAATTCTACCTTTTTGTAGAATACAGATTTTAAATGACCAAGGATTACAGCTGCTTCTTTCTCACCAAATAGATTGGTAGTAATGGATATGAATTCAGTAATAATTATGTATCCAAAACCGAATTCAATGAATATTGGAGCTGAATAAAGATTAGCAATGACTGCACAACCGATTAAAAACACTCCATGCACTAAGAACTTTGCATATTGTCTATTGAAAGTTGATGCTTTAAAACCCTCTTTTCTTTTCCTTGTTCTATACAAACCACTCAGGAAATCCAAGAACCAAAATGTAGGGATAGCCAACAAAAATTCAGTTGGCACATGAAACAGCCCAAATAAGGCCGCTATTAAGCCCTTCCAAAAGGATTGATCTGCAAATGAAATAATTATGCTTTTGAAGTCCATTACCCCAGCCTCTCAAGTGGTTTTAGTACACCATTGACAGACTCATAAGCAACTCGAAACTGCCCTTTATGGTCACAGTGAATAAATTTCTTATTTGGGTACATGATCACTCTTTTATAAGCTGATTGTTGGAGCTTTACCCATAGCTCTAGAAGTTTTGAGCAGGAATAATCAGCTGCTCCTAGCCATAATTCCGGATGTTCTTGACCATCTCCGTAAGTATGCTGTGAGTCACCATCTCTTCCGTGATCGATTTCCCATTTATAGCTTCTGAATCCACTATTCTTAGAAACGAATACTGGAACATCTAACTCAATTCGAATAGGGTTTATAATGGAAATATGGTGCTCAACAATCTTGTCAGCAACATGCAACGGTACACTATCCTTTTCAGGATTGATAATGTATTCAGATATGTCGAAGTAAATTTTGTACATGTCAGCTGGTTTATATAATTGATTAAGAAAGCCTCTCCAAAGAGAGGCTTATAGTTTGCTAAATCCTTGGTGGTGCCCTAGGATGCTCTACAAATGCCATAGGTATAGATCTGGCCCATTCTTTATAATTAAGCTTGTATTCTACTCGCATCGCATCGATACCAAATACCTGGTGGTCTTTATCAAATGCCGATGTCAGCTGTAGAATTTTGCTATTCAGTTCTTTTTCCCCTGTTTCTTCTTCGAGGGTAACACTCAAATCAATGTCATTGATTACGGTGTCTTCATCATTTACAGTGATTTTTTCTGTTTGAACGTCGAATTCAATTTCGCTCATCGGTTCCGGGATGCCTACGAAGGCAGAAACCAGAAATGCGAACATGAAAGCGACAAATAGAAAGCGCTTATGCATACTTTCTCCTTTTTCTGTGTTGTTATGGTTTAAAAATTTCATTAAAGCCTCCCTTGAATAGTATAGGTTGCTTCTGCTGGATCACGCTTAGCAATGCCTATCACTTTAAAAATTTGGCCCTCTATGGAGATTTTATCCCCTTCCATTGGCACTGTAGTCAATGGCTGTGCTAAAATGGTAATCTTGCGATCTTTTACTGTTACCAGACCATCAGAAATCATTTTATTCGAATAGTTCTCAACTATTCCTTCAGACATAAATACGCTATCTGCTGCACCACCTGAATAAGTATCTTCAGTTTCATCATAGGTGCCTCTATTCTCTCTAGTGAGAGTTACAGTATTGAGTTGACCACTGAAAGCAATTGCAACTTCATTTGCTATGTCAATTCCAAACATATTCATGACTTAAGGATCTTTTTGTTGTTTCTGCCTCCATAGGCCAAGCCAGAAAGCAACATATCGACCATTGGATAAGACTTTTGCGAAGGAGCACCGGATTCATAGTCCACTTGAACAGATCCCGCTTTTACACTTCTAATTGCTCCACCACGATCTTTATTTACTAATAATCGTTCTGACAATGCATGTTCTGCTAGAAATGCAGTAGCATCTTTTACTTCCTGTGGTACTTCATCTGTAGCCCTTGGAAGACCATTTGCATCTACCACATTCATTCTTGGCCATGAAAGCAGCTGTGTAGCTGTTCCCGGATGATTACCCTTCCACTTAAATCGCTTATCGATGTACTGAGTAGCTTCACGAATAGCTTGCTCTTTAGCGGTATCTGCTGCTGCTGCCCAATTTGTGCCACCAGCGTAGTTCGTCCAATATACATTTGCATCTTCTAATGAAACAAAGCTATCTACCCCAATGATTAGGCTCATGACTTAGGTTCCTCTTCTTCTTCAGCTATTGGAAGTACATCGACTGTGACTTGCTCAATTGGGCAAATCCCTTTGTACTTTTTGGCAACATTTGGGTAGTTCCCTACTAAAACCACTTTGGAAGCAGAATGATCTACATCTAAATCTTTTGGCGACTTATAGGAATATTCAGGGTAATCAAGTTTACCCTGAATATTTTCCAAATTCGTTTTATTGATAAAAACGAGTACCATTACTCTGCTCCTAATTGAGCTTCAGCATTCTCAGCAGCATCTTTACCACGAACCTTTTCACCATTGCTTAGGAAGTAAAAACCGCCACCTAAGTGATAAGGGAATTTCGTGCCTCCAGGAAGAGCATCGAAGTCATTGTCTGTTTTAGGGTCAGCAACAGCAGCCTCTTCAGTAGCTGGTACTGCCTCACCAATACGCTCGAAGTAAGAATCTGGAAGACGACCTTTGTTTCTAGCAGCTAATTGTTGCTCAGCTAGAGTAGGTTTTGTATCAACTGGTGGTGATTTCTTAACTACCTCTTCAGTGATTTCATGTGACATGATTAATATTCCTTGTTTCTTGATTGTTTAGTTAATCAGTAGGACTAGGGCCAAATGCCCTGTCCTTAAACTGTCACTAGTACAGAAGTACCAGCCTAGATAAATGCGTTGTTCGAACGCACCACTACCAATGGGATTTTTTGCTGTGGCCAAGTTCTATCCCAGCTGCCAGCAGTCTCAAATTCTATACGAGTAGGAGAAGTACTTGCAGGGGTACCTTCAAAGCTAAATCCATAAGGATGTAGAATGTTTACAGCTCTAAAATGAAGGATATCTTGTCCACCACCATTACCTTTCGCAGCTTCTCGTGTAACTTCAGAAGGGACGATTGGTAAAGCAGTGCCCATACCCAGAATCCCAGCTCCACAAAGAATGGTATCATAGGTTACGTTTGAACCGCTAGTGCCTACTAAAGAAGCACTATCATTCACGATTACAGTCTTACCCTGATACATTCCAAATAGCGTGTCTTGAGCAGACTTAGACTCGAAGTCAATCAAATCTAGTTGACGTAAACGGTTGTATACTTGGGAATGCATGATAATTGTGATAAGCTCTCCAACGGAATCACCCATTTTAGCTTCACCTTCAATAATTGTCGCTGAATCCAAGTAGTTGGTAGTATCTGGGGTAAGTGATGTCGAAACATCAAGCACGAAGTCAGATGAATCAGAAGCAATGTTATGAGCAGTTAAACCAACGATGATAGAACCGGTGAATCTTTGATATGCTTTATCCCAATAATTTTGGGCTCGGTTAATGATCAGATCAAGCGGATCATTTTGCGAGTGGTGTAGTTCTCTTGCGAGAGTCATTGCGCTCCACGATTGGTGCCAGAAGTTCTTAATCCATTTGGATTCCTTACTACTGGTCTTCAATGGAGTGGATTCAGTATCTGGATCGTCTGTGACGATATTAGGGTCTTCATCACCTAAATCATCATCAAATGGGAAAGTCCCTGTTTTGGAAGATGCAGCAGCATATTCATCCAAAAGAGGGTCAATTTTTACCAATCCAGACTGTACGATATTTAGCTTGGTAGTGTTTTCCACTAATACTGCTTGGTCAAATAGAGCAGGTGTAAACACATCATCAAGTCTTCTTTCAGCCATAAGTTTGAAATGTTGAGTTACGGGTTTTGTTTAAGCTTTTGCCGTTTCCGACACTGCGACCACAAGTAGCGAAGCATCACGCTTCCCGCTTCCCAATCAGTGCCTCACGCTCTCTGAGTAAAGGGAGGGTCAGTAAGTTAAAAGTCCAGATGGCGTTCAAACCAGCTGAACTAATCAAGAGATCGAATTTAAAATCTGTCTATCATAGCCTCATTCCAGCCAGCTTCTTTTGCTAACTGAATGGCTTTGTTTTTATCTGTGTTTAAAATTTGTTGTTGTTTAGTAACACTGTATTCATCAGTGCCAACTTTGAACGGATTACCAGTGATGTTAGGGTTTTTATCTTTATTGTTTCCACCAGCTCCACCACCGCTGTTATCAGCAGCAGGTTTAAAATGCTTACTAATCTCTAAGTCAGCTACACTTTTAATCGCATCAATGGCACCTTGTTCATCTTTCACATGGCTTCCTATAATAGTAAATTTATTAGTGCCTTCTTCAGCTCGCGCTTCAATAGACTTAATCAAGTCTCGCATTGGCTTCATCTCTGGATCATCACCGTATTTCACTTCAAGCATTAACTGATTCACTCTTCGAGGATCAGTAAATCCTTGCTCGGCTAAACTCTTACGAATGAAGTTTTCTACAACAAAATCTTTAGACTTCTGCTCTGCTGCTTCAACTTTAGCGTTTAAATCAGCTTCTTTATTCTGAAATCCTGCTTTTAAATCATCCTCAAGCTTTCTAAATTCCTTTTGAAGTTCTTTCTTAATCTCTTCAGCAGTTTTATCATCTCCATCACCTATTTTATCTGGGTCGATATCTTTCACTTTCTCATAGTGCTGAAGATCAACATTTGCGTATTTCTTTAGCTCTTTTTCTTTGTCTTGGCGTAATTCACGCTCTGAATCTAAAGCTTTAGTGACTCGATCTATATCAGCTTGGGTTTTTAATCCTCCTTCCAAGACTAACTTGAAAGTTCCGTCCGTCTGCTTAGCATAATGGGACTTTACCTCTTCAGGTATCTCTTCATCAGTTTTATAGCTTGCTTTGATTGCCATTCTCTATTTTTGTTGGAATTCCAATTGAATATACAATTCTACAAATAAGCGTTATTGTCTTCATCCTACAAGTTGAGGATAAATTTATTCTTTATTTTACTTGTACAGCTCATATACCGAGGTCTTCGAATATGTCACGTTCTTTTCTTCTCAGCTCTTGCAGCGTAAGTATTCGATTTTGAGGATTAGTAAAAGCTGTGACTTTCAAACTACCATCTAAGAACAGCTTTCCTTTCGACCTTCCTAAAGCTTCGTAAATGATATTTCTTGGCTGAGTCTTTAACCACTGTGGATACGTTTGATATTCAGGTGCTTGTCCGTCCATTGCTGCCCTTGTGCTTTCTGGATAATCTTCAATATTTAGTCCTAATTCCCGGAAAGACTTAGTGACTGCTACCCGCACACATCGGCAATTCAAATGTAGTGGAGGCTTTGGCCCTTTTCCCACTTCATAAGGTGCACCAGCTTCGGCTCTCATACAAATGGGGCACGTTCTAGTATCAAGAGTAATTACCCAATCTTCATGTTTTATGATATTCTGGTTCTTTTTATAGAATTCAGTAGAAGCTATGTTATTAGCGTTAATTACTGCGGTTCTTGCGATAGCTTTTGCATTTTTTAGTGATGTATTATAAATAGCTCCATGATAGTTATCAGATTTCTTACCTCGTATTCTTAGTGCTATGTCGTCGGGACTTTCACCACTCAAAAGACCAAGACGAATTTGCTGATTAATATCTTGAACAGTCTTTGTACTAATATTATTAAACCACTCATTAATAGGTTTACCGCTCAAAGGCTGGTTCATGATTAGCGATTCAATCTGGTCTTCACTTGGTTTCTTCCAGTTGTATTCAATGGGTATGGTTTTTTGATATAAACGGAACTCGAATTCTAGTTCACTTCTGGCAATATCTTTTAATCTGTTAAGCAGTTTATTTTGTAGATCGCTCATGAATATTTTTGAAGTTGACTGAAGCTCATTACCAAGTGATCTTAGTGCCGAAAGTTGGACAGATGAAAGGGTATTAAAACCGTTCCCCATTCGAATAATATCATCGACAGCAATTAGCCATTTTTGGGTGAGTGAATTAAAGTAATTCCTCTTTAATTCTCGTTCAATCCATTTAGCTTCACCCGCTCCTAATTGTGCTAAAAACAATAAGTGACGAGTCATTCTTTCAAATAAAGTTTGATTAACACTCATTTTTTTTCATTCTTGTCTTATTGGTTCTGGTAGAAGAGGTTCGTATTCAATCTCATAATTTGAAGTAGCTATTTCGCTACTATCAAAGGGCACAACTTGTATTGTATAGCCTGAATAACCTACATCATGATTAGTTTGTATCCAGTTGGAAGCAGGTGCCAAGCTTGCAAAGTTTCTATAGTCGAACTTCTTTTTCTTCTCGTATCCTAATTGGTGCAAGTCGCCTTTGTGAACATGTATATACTTTGCATAATCTTCAATCTTGTAGGTATCAATGAATTTCATTAGCCATTCAGTCACTTTAGGAACTAGTTTCAAGGGTAAACCGCTACGCATTTCTTTTTCGTCTTTGCCATGAGTAAGAAGAAATGCATGTTGGCCAAAGTATCTGATTTCAATAAATCGACGTAGTATATCTACTTCAACAATGTTCGTGGAATACTTCATATTCACTGCATAGCTCAAAGCCACATTTAGCAGTTGAGCAAATACCCCAGAATGATTGTCATTTTCTACAAATCGCAGGTAGATTTTATTAGCAACATTGGCCCCAATGATTGAATCAAGTAAATCTAAGTTAGTTTCGAGAGCTATTTGGAATACTTCAGCATCGGACAGATTTTGTGGCAGTTCATGACCTCCACGAGTGGTGTAACCTCCTAACCCGTCGAGCTGATCGCCTAAATCATCAAGGCAAAGCACATCAAATCGACCATGCGTATGATATTCTTTCATAATGGAGTTAAATATCTTCGAATGGCCGTCTCTATATTCAGTCTCACCATATTTGAAGCGAAATAAGCCTTTATCATTTGGATTTGGCTCCATTCCAAGATGTGCATCTGATTTCGTAGCGATAAGAAGCTTTTTATAGTCTACTTTTTCTGGTGTATATGGCTGAAGGTTCTTGTGAACGAATTTATCCACAATTTCCTCAAATCGTTTATAGATCTCTTCTGGGTCTGCTTGATGCTTTGCAAATATGGAATAGTTTTTCGACTTGTACCAGAAGTTACGAATTGAACTCATTGGGATTCCCTGTGCTTTGGCTTCACGGGCTAAACCAGAAACCATTTCATAAAAATCTTCATCGTTTTCCAGCTTATTAATTAAGTCCTGCTTTTCGTCTAGATATTCGATTGATTCTGGATGTACTACAGCTGTTGCCCTTAGTTCGTTGATAATGCTTTTACATTTATGCTCACTTAATCCAGTAGCTGCAGCCAATTTATAACGGTCCATTGGATTCTTTTTCCGTACTACTTGCGGGATATAATCAACCAACACTTCCCCGTACTTGTCGATGATGTGTTGATATGGCCTGTAATCGATTGACATTAGTTTGGGTCTTTTTGAACAAGTATTAATCCGTGAATGTTATCCGACTCAAAAACAATGTGCTGTAACATTTGCTTTAAGCTTAGTTGGTACAAATCGAAGAGGTGTTCTGGCATGATTACCCTTTCAAGAGTTTCCCCATGCTGTTTATTGAACTCATTAATTAATTCTATTATATCACTCATGACTTTTCAAACACATCCTTGATTATTCATCCTCTTTGCCAGCAACCATATCAGGTGGCGGATCTGTTTCAATTTTATTTCTGCGTTCATCTGCACTAATTGCAGGGTTAACCATTTCATTTTGTTCTAACCACCATAAATAGTCGTCTTCTGAATACTCACCAGTCTGAACAGCTGCAATCATTTTTAGTATATCTTCTGGTGAAGCTTTTGCAGGAATAAAATCTTTGTTTAACTCGATAGAAATATCTTCTTCATCTATTCCCATCCAACGAGCAGCGAATTTTAGTGCTTTTGTTAAACACTCAGCAACCAAATCAGAGACTTCAGAGAGTGCGGAGTTTTCGCCCTGTTTTTTAATCAATGTTTTTGTAGCTGTTTCTTCTCGCTGGTCGTCAGGCATTAGCATTCGAGCACCTAATGAGGCCATAAATTCAACCAGTTGTTTTAGCATGTTTTCCGAAGCCGTAAGTCCGCTACCATTATATTCGAGCATACCAACACTCACATTTTCACCAGGGAAATACCAGAAATCACCGCCTCCAAGAACCATATTATCTGGCCCGTTGTCATCACTTATACCAGTTGCATAAGGTTGTGGTCTTGTGGTATAAGACACCCCTTTGCGATGATCAGCGTAAGCAACATAATGTGAAAGATTCACTTCAACCAAGTCTATCAAGTGTGGTTCCCTGAATTGCACACCACCCACCATAAAGAAAGGTATTTCGTCAATAAATTGGCCATTCATTTTAGGGAAAATATCTTCTTCGAACTGTACCCAATCCGAACGGTCTTCTTTTCTAAAGATACGCTGTCTGTATCGCGGTCGTCCTTTGCCCTCTGTAGCTTCAGAATACAAATCTAAGACCCTAACTTGTTCAATAATCTTAAATTTAAATTCATCAGTGGGATCTTGAACTTCAACTTGTTCTAAGAGCCTCACAAGGGATGTCATGACCTGATTACCAATTCTTTTAGTTCTTACGTCCAGAATATCTTCAGCGAAATAAGATGCAAAGAAAGGTCTATTGCCTATAGCCTCGGATTCTGCCTGCGATAAGGCTGAATTATCCGTATTTGGATACTCGACCAGCACACCAAACCGCGAAGTCTTTAATTCTTCAGCTGTTACTTCGTCAGCATAATCTTCAATGCTTAAACCACTCATAGTACAATCCTTGACAAAATCTTGCAGCTGGTCTGCTTTTATTACTGGCTTCTTTCTAAAGATTAGACCTTTTAGAGCTTTAAACGTTCGCTTAGTCGCATTATAAAATAAAGCTTGTTGTAAATACTTCTGATATTCGTTTAGCTCGTGGCCTGATAGCTTAGGTAAATATTCAGTACTTTTGGACTTTATATGTGCTTGGCCTTTGATTACATCACGGCAACGAGTCCAAAGATGTTTATACCGTTCGTGTTCTTGGGTCGTTTTATTTACGGTATTTGATTTTTTGCTACTCATTTTAAAAGCCTTTCATTTTGGTTGAAGTTGCTTTTCGATCTTTCATGCTCATTAAGAAATATCTTGCTTCGTCTGCAATGTGGTCTTCCGCTTCAGTATCTAAATCATCTGGGTTTTTGTTGTCGCGTTGAATCACTGGAACAGTGCGTATAAAGTTTTTACAGCGGTTCACAATCCAAAGCCCAGCGGTTTCAGCTCGTTCTTTATCGGACTCTTCAAGCATGGCTTTCATTTTCCCCCATCCTGCTTCCCTTGAGTTATCAGCCTTTTCGAATCGCAAATTATATCCGACAGCTTTGGCACCAGTTTTCTTTTGACCATCTCTCCCAGAATTTCCAATTAACTGTGTGTATATAGAATCCCCACCCGCTTCCGTCCAGATTGATGGATCAGCAAAGTTTATGCTAAATTTAATCCCTGTAATCCGCTCCCAATGTTTCAAGCGTTCGCCAATCTTTTGGCCAAGAACGTTGTTTGTGTATTCCGTGCCAACATTGGCTTCAACAGCTCCGTTTTTATCATATTTAACAGTGTATAATTCATCGATTCTAATAGCAGAACCGCGCGGAAAATAGGGTAAATTTTTGGCCTTGGGTTGATCACCATTAGACACAGCCCATATACCAAGGCTTGCAGGCTTAGCCGATCCCCAATCAAAAGAACATCCCATTTTCCATGTTGAAGGAATTACAAAGGGAGGCACAATATGCCGTGATGCATTCCAGAAGTCGGAGAAGAAACCACCTGCAGCGATATCCCAATCAGCGAAGGCCCATGCTTTTCGCTTGTTTTCATCTTTTTGGCCGAAGATGTTCAGAATGTATTCTGGATCATTCTCGACAATGAACTTATTTTCGAAGATGAACCCAGATACACGGCAACGAGCGCGGCCCTGTTCATCATACAAAATTGTTCCAGCTGGTGCAGGATCAACAAAATATGCTTTTACCCAATGATGTCCCTTTCCCCAAGGATTAGCAGTTGAACGTATTTTTCTGGGAAGATTTGGATTTGAAGACCTACAGCAAGACTTCATTGCTTCATAAAACGCGCTATCTGTCCAGCTTGTCAGTTCCTCCCAGCCTTGCCAAGGGTATTCATGGCCGTGATAGTCCCAGTAATCATCTTCTTTTTTTCCATGCCTGAATAAGAGTTGTTCACCTGTTGGCCATTTCCATTTATACTCGCTTGCAGAGTCATAGAATTTAGCTTCTGGAAATACATTGTTAATGATTTGCTTCGACTTCTTCACAACATCCGCTAGCTCCTTGTACTCCTGTCTAAACAGAATCCCGCGCCAGTCTGCCCCGTATCCTTTGCCGACGTCTTGAATGAAGTCAATAATTAGTGAGTCAGTTTTTCCGGGGCCTCTAGTTCCTTCAAAGAGGCATTCAAAAACAGGGCAGCACAAGAACAAAGTTTGTGATCCTGGCTGAGACTCCCATTGTATATTATCAAGCTTTTTAGCTCCCATCGTTCGCGGCCTCCTTCATACGTGCTACTAATTGTAGCATGTTTTCAATGTGAAGAGTTGCTACCCTCTCCCATTCTTTCGGGTCTGGAATCACTCCATTAATTATGATCTTGTTGGAAACTTCCCCGCTATGCTCGATTTTATTGGTAAAGGCTCCCCCTGATTCTTTTGCCGCATCAACCAATATAGATTGTGCTCCCTTTATGTTGTTTACACTTGAAAGCGAATCAAAATGCTCCTGCATTTTCTGCAATCTAAACACACCATTTGCAACAGGGATTGAGGCTTTTGACTCGTTGAACTCCTTTCTAGTTGATGCGAATAGGTCTTTCCATTTTTGCGCCAATCCCTTCTTACCTTCGACCGTGTACGGGTTATAATAGCTAATTTTATTTAATTCGATTTGAAACTTAAATTTATCAGAAAATAATTTTTGAAGCTCCTTTCCCGATTTATAGCAAGCTAAATTTGTAACAATAAAAATTTTATGTTCATTTTTTAGTGCTGCCATTTTTTGGAATGCTTCAAATTAGTAGGAATTTTGATCATGCAACCCCTTTTGTACATATAGCGCATAAACCGTCGATTTTTGCAGCTGCAATTGATGGGCCTTTATTAAATAGTTTACTATCTGGATTGACAAACATTTCTTTAACCAACTTTACGATATCAAAGGCAGAAAGAAACCAACAGAAGCGGCTTTCTATTAATTTAACGGGTGGAAGTGGCACTTTTTGAGTCATGGCTAAAATTTAGAAACCTGACAAGTGCTTTTCATCCTACACTTTGCAAACAAAATATTTAATATTTTTTTATTTAATTACTTGACATTAACACCCTAAAGGTGTATATTATATATGAATTAAGGCAGCAGAGTCAGCTGTTTAACAAAAACGGACAGTTAAATGAAAACTATTGAAAATTTCAAAACCCAAGCAAAATCCCAACATTTACAGATGGCTGGGTTAACAGATTCACCAGATGGATATCCACAACCAGAGCGTGGTTTTTTTGTTTATGGATTTAATTCATGGAATGAATTAGAAGCATTTGCCGAGTTAACAGGCGGATCTCCTCACTTCTCACAATGGAAGGATGGTTGGAATTATGTTCATTCATTAGGTGATGCGAATGAATATACATTAGGCACGATTGAATCTGATTGGTATGGTGATGATTATGAAGTTCTACATGCACCTATAAACGAGGAAGATTTTATCAAGATGTGTGGCTTTGAAACTTGGGATCAAATGAAAGAATTAGAAGATGAATCTTTTGTAACTGAGAAAAGAAAGCACTTTGAAGAAATACAAAAAGTAATTGAAAAAGTAGACTTTGATACACATTGTATGGTGCTATATTTAAATGAATTTGAAGATATACAGCCTAAAAATCCTTTAACTTTCACTCATGACACCCGACATAAAGCGCTTGGCGTTGCTTGGTTGTGGGATGTTTAATTAATAAAAAATGAAACTACCTAGAGCAGATCAAATAAAAAAAAGAAAATAATCAACTAAATACCAAAAGCATGGAGAACAAGTCGATTTCATTTACTGAGCGGACAATGGAGCAATGGATAGCCCATCACACACGTAGGCGTACAGTTACGTTTTGGGGTGATGAATATGAAATAAAACCAGTACTTGCAGAAACCATTATTGGTGATGGCTTACAGCTTGTTAAATTTAGCACAATAGATCAACGACCTCATTATTGGCTTATCAGAATTGATAGTAAGACAGATTTATTTTCTAATGAATTTAACGAAGAGGAAATAATTCTAGCTTTAGAAGAAGAGTTCGGAAAACATCCTGAATGTTTAATTGACGAAACCGAGTTTTATAAATACAAAAATGAGGGCAAGAGGTTTGAAGACTATGATACGTTTGAAGAATATAATAATGCCTGTAAATATCCTGCTGTATGGTGGGGCGGTGGTCATTATGGTTCGATAGCAAATTTTGGAATCCAAACGCAACCTCACTAACATGTACCAAAAATGAAACTACCGAAATTTATGATTGCAGAAAATCCGATGACAAGTAAACGGGTTTTCATCCTACATTCACGAAGCCCCCGTTTTATAGCGGAGGCTTTTCATTTTGAATTAGACCAAGAAAAAGACTGGTTAAAAGTAAAACAGATGTTTAATCATGGCGCATCTGTAGATTATCCTGGTGAATTAATTGCTGTTGGGGTTCACTGGATGGAACCAAACGAATTAGATTCTTCTCGTTTAGCTAAATTAATGAGTCGCATGGGTGATTGGTATCATGCATATCTAAAATTTGAAGATTCTCAATAAAACGTTAAATAAATAAGGTCTACATGAGTAAAAGCGATTCTGAACTAATGAAAAAGTATCGGTCAGTAAAAAAGCTCACGCAAAAAGAAGCTGCTGAACAGCTGGGGTATACAGCACAGCAAAAGATCAGCGATATAGAGCGAGGCAAAAAGGGATTATCTGAGCAGGCTAGAAGATTAGTTCGCATACTGATCGAACATTCGATAGATGCGGTGAAATACAAATAACCGATATAAAAATTGCTAGTGCAAAAAGCTTGATGCAAAAACTTAGTAACACTAGCTTTTATAAATAATGCTCTCAATGCCCTTTTCACTAAAGTTGAAATCTTTTGCTAGTTTTCGCTTCAGTTTAGTTGAGAGCTTTTTACCAGTAATCTTCTTCTCTTCTTTAGCTATAGCAATTATCTGGGATCTTTGAATTTCGCGGATAATATTCCAAGCTTCATCTTGGATGCCATTTTCATGGCATACTTTATGTACAGCTTCTTTTAAGCCCTCAAAATTGTTGGCAACTGTAACGAAGGTTTGCTTCTGATCCATTTACTTAAATATTATTGAATTCTTTTTCCATTCCTTAAAAACGAAAATCATTCATTGTTTCTTCCAAGGCTTTTCTTTCTTTTCAGTAACTATGATATCACCAAAAACTATTACACCACTTTTCGAGCTGGCGTGTATAACCCGAACTTTTACCGAGTTTTGTCCGAATGCTTTCAATAGATCTTTGTTCACCTAATTCCAGATAGGTTATAAACATCGAATAGGCTTTGTCGGTCTCTCCTTTAAGGCGTTCTACACCACTATGTAGGGCGGTCTTACTCATGTGTTTCTCTTTTATTAATTATACAAAAAAAAACATTAACCCTTTAGGTATTCTCTGGACGATTAAATGAAATACTTATTTGATCAACCAAGTTTTAAAATATTGGCTTTTCTCTATGATCATTTGGTTATCAAAAATTTAAATCCATTTGAATTAAAGTCATCATAGGTGCAAGAATAAGAATGTGGATAACTTGTATGAAATTTGTGGAAAAGTACCCAAGATTTGATTTGTCAGCGTGGTGTCAAGCGTATATATTCGTTGAGTAAGTTTTTTGCGCTTTAGTCTTTGTTTTTATATACAATTAGACAGCGAAAATATATATTAAATAAAATATGACTAAAAAAAAATTATTGGACTATCATCGATTTTTAGATGAGGCTGGTGACACAACATTTTATGGGAAAGGGAAAAAAAATATTATTGGAGAAAATGGAGTATCTAGTGTGTTCATTTTGGGGATGGTAAAAATAAAGGATCCACTAGAAGAGGTTCGTAATAAAATAAACTTTCTTCAGAATAAAATTACCCAGGATAAATATTATCATGTTCCTAGTGTTATAAAAAAAATAAAAAAAAATGGGTACTATTTACATGCTCAAATAATTTTTTTTATAAGTAGTACTAAGT